CCAACCAATTTTGCCTTTAAACTCTCGAACTTCTTTTTCGTCAGCTCAAAAGCTTCTTTTGGCGAAACAGCACCAATGAAAACCGGTTGTCCATTTATTCCCAGAACCCAGTTTGCTTTCTGATAAGTGTCTTCAAATTCCTTCTTAAAATCTTCGTCTTTGAATTCATCTGCCTCTTTCATTCCTTCCAGTTCTGAAATATGGCTTTTAACCGTGTTTTCATACTGAATTTCTTGCTTGATTTGCTGACGCAAGAAATTCTCCCGCTGAGCAATCCTCTTTTCTAACTCATCAACGGTAATTTCTGTTTCTCCCTCCCGATAAAGCGAGGGCGCATAACCCTCCAGCAACTCAGGAGGAATTTCTGAGGATTTTACAGTCTCCTGCTGTCCCGCTTTCAAAGAACTTAAAAGCTCATCCAAACCAGACTTTTTCTGTTCAAGCTGTTCAATTCTTTTTTCAATCCTTGTTTTCTTTGGTTGAACTTCAGCCTCACCCTCTTTTTCCTGAGGCTTGCTTTCTTCTGTTTCTTTTTCTTCTGGTTTTGCTTCAGGTTGCTCAAGCGGTTGTTCGCTTTCCTCTGGCGAGGAGGCGGTGGCAACCTCATCCACCTTATCTTCGTCAGCCATTTGGGTTTTCACCCCCTTTCTTTTTCAGACCAGTTTTCGTTTGGTCGTCCGCACGCCTGTCTTAAGGGACAGGGAAGAAGCCTTTTTAAAGACCTCTTCTCTATCTCTTAAGATCGGGTTTCCTTCTTCATCTTCCCCAACCATTATTTTTTTCAAGCCTATGTAATAACCGTGTTTGTGTTTACAGCTTTCGCAAACTAACCAAACCCCTTTTTGCCTCCATTGATGCTTTTTTTTCTGCGCTTCCCGAATTGCCTTTTGCCTAATTTCTTCTAATTCTTCCTGCGATAGCTGAAAAATCGTTTCTTCACTCTTCAGTTCCTGTTGTTCCTTTGGCAATTCTTCTGGCTTCATTTATCGTTTCTGGCAACTTTATCAATTGCCTGATTTGACTAACCGCAAAACTAATAATCAAATACTTTATGCCAATTATTTCTGGCGTATCCGCCAAGCTAATCATCGCTTCCTTACTGTCTGGGTCAATCATCTCTTTCAAAAAAGCAATCCTTTCTTCAGCCAATTCCTTAAACTTTTCCCAAGACGGATGAGAAAGCAAATCAACTACCTTCTCATCATCTGCTTCTGCCTTCTTAAAAATTTCTTCTTTGGTAGCATCGCCAACCTTTTCAATAAAATCTTTGATTGTATAGGTCGGCGGCACTGCCGAATAATCTTTTTTTCTCATCTTCCACCTAACAGTTCGTAAAACAATTGCTTCTGGTCTTCAGGCAAATTAGCAACTAAAGGATTTTCTTCTGCTGCTGACTGTCCTTGTTGTCCTTCTGCTCCCATTGGCATTCCTCCTGTTGGCATTCCTCCAGGAGTAGTAGGTGGCATTTGCCCCTGTTGACCTAGTTGACTTAGTTGACCTGGTTGTCCTCGCCCTCCCATTTCCAAACTTTCCTTTGGCAATTCCTTGACAATCTTGTCCCATTCATCAATCCCAGCAGTCGCAAAAAACCTTTTAAGCAATTCAGCAAAATTGACTTCCATATTTCCGTATCTTGCCTTTCCACCCTGAGCAATTTGTTCGGGAAATCCTGGCAATTTCATAAGCAAGGCAATAATTTGCGTTAGGTTCTGATTTTCTACAATTTCTTCTTGCTTCATTGTTGATGAAGCATCAACATAAAACTTCACCGACAAATTCTTGATTTCTTTCACTTTAATCCTGATTTTTCCTCCCTCGCCGCTCTCATAAAGTTCCAGTAAATCAGGATATTGTTCCTTAATCATTTGAAACTCATCTCCAAACAAATCTAGTTCAATGTCTGCTTCTTGTTTGTGAGTAAGTAAATCCAAAAACCTGTCATAAACGTCTTCAATCGCAATCTCAAGCATTCTTCTATCAAAACTGGTATTTGAAGCCATAAACAATCTTTGCATCTTTAAGGCTTCTGGAGTTCTTCCCATTGCCGGCTCAACCCCAGCCCCAACTGTCGTATCTGTCGTTCCCATAGAAGAAAGCAAAGCCCCTTTAATGGTTCCATAAATTGCTTCAAAGGCATTTACTGGTAAAGCAGATGGTTGGTGTTCAGTAATCGCATTGGGATTTGGACTTTTCAAAACCCAAATTGCCCCTGGAGACAAATCAAAAGAAGGCATATGGACATCAGGCGGGTAAATTTTCAAATGAGGAACTACCAGCTTTTTCAAACCATCTAAAGAAAGATTAATCATTGAATTAAGGGTTTTTTGAGTGGTGATATTGCGGTCATATTCACTCATTCCAAAGTAGCTATCAATCATCGGATAGCAAACTTTAGAAACAATTGGCAGTTTGTCATTACCGTGAGGATTGTCAATCTCCCTCAAAACTACCTTTGCCTGTCTGGAGAAAGTCGTCCACTTTTTGGGCTCATAAATTGTAATCAGCTCAATTTTATCTTTGTATTGCTCTTGCTCTTCCCGTTCTTTGGTAGTTGAAGTATCCTTATCTTGAGCTTTATTTTTCTTTCCTGATTCTAAAACCTTGTCGATGTTTTTCCATTGCGACAAACCTTTTCTGCTTTTTAGCCATTCTTCGGAAACATAAGAAATCACCGTATATCTTGAGGCATCATTTACCGAAATTGCTCCTGCTTCAGGAAAACCAAGTTTGGGAGGAACGATAAAGAAGTCTGGTCCAGTGTAGCCTTCTTTAACCACCCAATCTACCAGTAAATCAACTTTCCCATAAACTAAACTTAAAAATTCCGTTAGCCAAAATTTAGTATAAATATCGGCTTGAGAATTAGCATTTGGCAAAACATAGTGTTCCAAAATCAGGTTCAAAAACAATCCTTTCCCTTTATCTTTTTTGGACAACACCCGAACTGTGCCAGTAGGAAGTTTTGCCATCACGTCATTGGTTCTTCTCAGCAAAGCGGTCATTAGCGTTTGGTCCAAAACCTGAGATTTGGTTAGGGCTGTTCCGCTATCGTAAATTTTGTTTGCCAAAAACTTTTCTTTTTCTTCAAAAGTTTCCCGAACCTTGCGAAAAGCCTCCCAATCTTTGTTGAAAGTTTTAAGAAGTTGGTCGTAATTTGCCATTTCAGCCATAAAAAAACCGCACCCTAATTGAGTGCGGCATAAGCAATCCCCACGAAGGGAACTGCCAACCTTTAAATTAAAAATATCACACTATACACTGTCTGTCAAGTATTTCCGCTCTATGAAACTGTCCCAGTAAATGCCAGTAATATATCCTCCCTTAACATTCACCAAAAAATGAAGCTTAACTTCGCTTTTCTTTTTTTTTGCTTCCGCAATTCTTTCCGCTAAATCCCTTAAGGCTCTTTGCTGGTCTTGTTCTGACTTTCCGTAGTTCTTTGTTTTCCAACCACGAAACTCCGCCTTGCTGATTGATTTTTGATGGACATTCAGCTTTAGATTAAAAACGCCATATTCTACCCCTTGCGAAACTGCGAGTAAATCTAAAATGAATTGCTTTGTTTGCTCTGGCACCCGCTCAATTAGTTCCGCTAAATTCAGTTTGTCCATTTTAATAAAAGCCCTCGTCGTCAAATAATTTTTCAGCTGGATTTGTAAATTCAAAATTTCTTTCTCCAATTCCCCTTAAAGAATAAATCGCATATCGGATCCCGTCCATATGGTGATTGAAAATCGGGCTTGGCTCATTGATAATTCTTCCGCTTTTATCAGTTAGCCACATATAGTTTCGGTATTCTTTCCAAATATTGACGCTTCTTTTTGTTACGCTTATTCTTTGTTGTTGAACATATTGAATGCCCGCTAAAACTGAGTCTTTACCCTTCTCGCTGGGCAAGATGGTTACCCCATAACTTCTAATCTCATCAATGCTTTTTGGCTCAGCCGCATCAGCAATAACCAAAACCTGTGGCAAGTTTAGTAAAATATCAGCAATCTGTTTATTAGAAAGTCCCTTTTGATAAGCAATTTCGTCTAAAATATAGCCGCCATTGTAATAATAAACCGCTCCAATAGCCGTTGGGTCATTTGAATAGCCAAAATCAACCCAGTATCTTTCTAACCTTGCTTCGTGGGGTATTTCATCAATCATCTGCCAATTAGAATAAATCTTTCCTTCTGGCTCTCCCAATTGCCCTTCCCCATAAACCCTCCACCAAAGCTTGTTTTCCTTTCTTGCCTCAATCGTAGCAATCACTTGTGGGTCTAATGCTTCATTATCTTTGTAGGTTAAGGTTATAAAATCAACATCGTCTCTTTTACCAAGCAAGTCAGTATAAAACCAGAATTCAGAAACAGGGTTCCAATCTAAAAACACAATCTTTCTTGTTCTGACTTCTAATTGGTTGAAGGTATCAAAATCAATATTATTTGCCTCATTAATAAACAAAACATCCCTTCTTGGCCCTCTTACTTTTCCCGGCTGGTCGGCAGAAAAAAACTCTATTTTGCTTCCGGTAGGAAAAGTATAAATGAAATCGGTTTTATTCCAGTTTTGAGGCTGAAAATGTTTATGTTCTTCCAAAATATTCAAAAAATCCCTCATTGCCCCTCTTTTCAAATGGGGAAAGGTTTCCGAAACCACAGAAATCAGCTCGTTTCTTCCTGTTTCAGCATAATCAATTAGCCAAAGCAAAATTCCATAGGTTTTACCGGCGGCTGTTCCTCCAGCTATTGCCCTAATCCTTTTGGTCAGTTCCGCTATCTTCCTGACAGCTGTTGTTTGAGCGACTCTCATATTTTCTTGAAATCCCTCCTAAAATCGGCGTAATGTTGACTTGAACCGCTGTTCCTACTTGTGGTTGCTGAAGTTCTCTCACTGTTTTATACAATCCAACCAACTCATAAAATCTTGCCTTGTCTATCTTTTCTTTCATTTTTTTGTAAGCTAATTCCGCCAATTCAAAATCTTGCTCAAGGTAGATTTTTTTTATTGTGTCAGCAAAGCGTCCCCACTCTTCGTCTAATTCTTTTTTTTGGTAGCGCTGAACTGTATCCTTGTCTATTCCCATTATTTCGGCAATTTTCCGCACTGAAAATCCCAAATCGGTATAAGCCTTAACTGTTGCTTGTTTTATCGGTTTTGGTAAATTTTTAATCTTCTCGCTGATCATCTTTAATCTCTATCCAAAACTCCTTTTCAAAATAATTTTTAATCAATTTCGCAAAATCTTCAGGCTTAATATAGCACTCAAAGACTAATTCTGCCAACTCATCAGACAGAATTCTTGATTTTATTTTATCGGTTGTGGTTTTTGACAGAACTGCTTTGATTTTCATTTATTTTTCTCATCATCGTCATTCTCTTCTTTCTCTCTACAACCATAACTCCCAACTAAGTAAGCTTCTTTCGGATCAGTCGTAGTATATTTTACTGCCCAACGAATATCATATCTCTCTAAAATATCTTCTGCCATTTTCTCTATAATTTTGTCAAAAGCTTCCAATAGTTTTTTTGAAATAGAATTCTTTATAAATTCTTTTAACTTACCTTGCATTCTCAATTCATAATAGGTTCTTATTTCCATACCACCCACCCAAGAATCCCATTCTCTTCTCTGATATGTTTTAATTTCTTTCTGTTTGTCTTTTTTCATTTTTTACCTCCTTTCATCAGATGCCTGTAACGGTCTAATTAACTTCTTAAAATCCCTCCAGCTCAAACAAACTAAAGTGTCCCTTTCATTCCTATACCTACAAATTCCTAAAGCAATCTGTCCTTCTTCTCTTGCATCCACTGCCTCTAAATAGGCTTTTCTCAAATTCGGATTATTGCCATACTTACACTGTGCCACGAACCGCAAATCTCCTCTTTCGGCAACTACATCTGCCCCTCCTCCTTCTTCAAATTGCTCGCTCCAAACCCTTTTAGCCTTAAAACCTAAATCTTCAAAATCTCGCCGGCACTCTCTCTCAAATTCTCGCCAAGGCTTATAAGCACTCATCTTTTAGTTCCTTTCTTTACTTTTTAAATCAGAAATCATCAACCCAATGATTAAA